CGCGTGACCACTCACCGCAGTCGCCGTCGCACTCAACTTCTTCAGGCTCCGCATCAAGGGCTCGGGCCAAGCGTGTGCACAGCTCCTCGACCCACTCTTTAGGCAGCATCTCGTTGCCCATTAAGTAAACTTGGCGTAAGACTTCTTCGTCTGTCAGGTGTTGAGGTCGAATTGCTTGCATACTTTTCTCCATGCCTCGTCCGCCGTGTTGGACGATTTCAAAATTGTGAGGAGCACCTCGACCACAGGTCGATATGCCACGAAGACTTCGCCGCCAGCGAACCAGTTGTAGACGGACTGACGCGATGCGCCCGTTGCCTTGGCAATCTTGGTTACTGGGAAGTCGAGATGCACAGCCCAGCGCCCGAGCTGGTTACCCAGCGTCTTCGGTGCGTGCTTGACCGTGTCAATGATTTGTTGTGAATAAGCCATGGTATTAGGTGGGGCGCTGGAACGTAGTAGACAGGAACAAACGTGTAGGAAAGACCCGTCTACTTGGGGACGCCAGCGCCCCAAACTCCTTACTCAGCGTCCCAGTCGTCAACCATGTCAGCCAAGTTGGCTTTCTGGGCTGGCACTGCGCTTGGTTTCTTTTCTTCCTTGCGGACCACTGGCTCGTCAGCTTCCTCCGCAGGGGCGGCAGCTTTCTTCTTAGCCTTTGGTGCGGGTGCTGGTGGCTCGTCGTCCTCTGCCTCGGGTGCTGGCGCTGGCTTAGCGGCGGCCTTGGGCTTTGTGCCCTGCACTGGGTTGGAGACTTCGGCGGCCTTGTCCATCTTGGCGACCGTCATGGTGACGGCTTGCTTGGCTTCAACGGATGCGCCCTTCTCTGTGCAGATTGGGTACTCGTCGTCGGTCAGGTAGCGCATGGTCTTGAAGAACAGCTTGGGTGACTCGGACTTGGTGTCAAAGCGCATACGGGTCACGACTTCGGTGGGGTCAATGTTCTGAGCCACCAACCAACGAGCGTACGCTTGCAACGGACGGTTGTCGCCTTCTTCCTTACCAAAGATTGACGTGGCTGGCAGAGTCAACTGGAGGACGTCGCCTTCCATGTCATTGGCCAAGACCACAGCAAGACGTTGTTGGTAGCGGCATGCGCGGCTGTTACCGTTGCCTGAACCAGCGATGTTTTGTGGGCACTCAGCGCAGGTCGTGGCTTGTGGGCTCTCTACGTCTGCGGCTGGCTTGTCGCCGTCTTGTGACCAGCACTCGGGTGCCACCACTTTGTCGGCTTCGTACTTGGCCATGTAGAACACGCGGCTGACTTTGGGGGCTGAGTTCACAACCACCACGTCGAGGTAGCGCTCCTCGATGGCTGCAACTTCTTTGCCACCGGACACCAGACGGAACACGCCGCCCTTGATTGAGATGCGCTTGCCGCCACCACCTGCGCCACCGGCGAGGGCTTTGGCTACTGCGGACAATTCGCCGCGTGCCTTGACGAAGGCGGGTACGGCTGCGGGGTTAAATACTGCTACGTTGCTCATGCTTGTTCTCCTTTGATGTAAGCGTGGAATTTGACGGCGTTGGTGAGGACTTGGTCCGCGGTCAACATGCCGCCGTTGATGCGGTGGTGTTCGAGGGCGCGGTCCAATGCGGTACGGCGCAGGTACTCTTGGTGCTCACGCTCCTGTTGTTCCTGCGACATCTCGGCTGGTGTCGCGTCGATGGCGTCAAGAATTTCTTGCGCGTTGGTGTTCTTCTTTGTCATTTTGTAGGTTTCCTAACTGATACGTTGTACTCGGTCATCGAGTTCAAGCCGGGTGGTACGAGGCCGGGGTTTTCTTCCAAGAAAGTACGCATGTTGGTCTGCGCAATGCGCTTCTCCAACAGGTCCACGGCATCGTGTTCCTTGACGAACTCTTTGAACGAATCCCAGTCTTGTGTGTTGTAGCGTGTCGTGGTCGACAGCACTACGGTTCCTTGGTCTGTGCGCACGGATGACACGCCCAGCTTCAGCATTTGATCTTTGAGTGCGATCTTCACAGCGTCTTGTTGGGCTTTGATAGCCTCGACTTGTGTCTCGTACTCGCGGGTCAGCTCCTGAATTCGGGCAGACATCTTACGATAGACCTTGGCAAGTTTGTCCATGGGTACGGACGCTTGCTCAACGGTTTCTTGAGGGGGAGCTTCCCCCTCGTCATCTAGATCGTAGCTCATTGGCTTCTCCTTTTGTTGTCTAGTGTTTGACAATGGTACACGAACTTTTTGTCGTGCACCACAACTTTCGCGAAAATATTTTTAGCCCTCCATTTCTTGTGCAAACATGTCAGTGAGAAGTACGCTGTCATTGACTTTAGTACTCATCGCCTTAAATAACTTTTTCTCAATAGGACTCGATTCAATATGCACTACGGTTACTTTGTCCGAGTCCTGCCCCTTGCGGTCTGCTCGCGCAATACATTGAACGTACTGCTCGACGCTCATCAGCGGACCGAAGAACACAACCGTGTCAGCCGCCGTTAAGGTAATGCCGTGCGCAGTAGCTTGGGGCTGCATCACCAATACTCGTGCGCCGCGCATGCTGTTGAGTGTGGCGCGGGTTTCTTTGTCGGGGACGTCGCGTTCTGACAACCCTTGGAAGTCGTTGATGATCTGACCGCGCTTGGTAGCTGACACGTCGCCGTGAATTTGTGCCACGGCAACGCCGTTCTTTTCGAGATGTCGCACGATGGTGTCGATGCTTGAGCGGAACAGCGCGAAGATGATGACCTTGCGGTCGGTTTCTTCGAGAACCTCATCCAAGACATTGAGTCTAGGGGCAGCATCGAACTCAACAACTTCCTTGTCATCGGTGTACGCCGCGCCGCAGGAGATTTGCAACAGCTTGTTCACCGCAACGCCAGCGTTCACCGCGCTGATCGTCTCACCCGCCGCACGCACGAGCATCTGCTCTTTGAGCATCTTGTAGTACTTGTTTTGCTGGGGTGTCATGGGCACCTCACGCGTCACCGTGATAACTGGTGGCAAGTCGAGACACTGCGCCTTGGAGAAACGAATCGCTGGTTGGAGCGCCTCGAACACTTTGTCGCGTGCGTCTGGCTTGGGGGCCCACTTGAACACCGTGATCTTGTTCATCACCTTGTCGCGCCATGCAGTTTGAAACTTCGGCACGCCAGTGGGGTTCACCAATCGAGCCAAGCCGTACGCATCCACAGGTGACTGCGAAGCAGGTGTACCCGTCATCATCCACAGATACGTCTCAGGCTTGACGATTGACGACAGCGCCTTCCAGCGACGAGTCGATGGGTTCTTGTATGCGTTCGCTTCGTCCACGATGATGAGGTCGAACTTGCCGTTGGCGTTGATTTCTTCGGCGATCAAGTTGAGGCCATCGTAGTTGGCGATGACGATCTCGTAGTTCTGCTGAATCATTTCAATACGCCGCGTTGACTGCGCATGGTGGGCCACCACTGCTGAGCGATGGATGATGCTGCTACCGATGTCGCCCATCCACGCGCTGTGCATGATCGAGAGTGGGCACAGAATCAACACACGACGAACTTCACCGCGCTTCATCAAGTAGTCAGCCGCCCACAATGCAGAGAGCGTCTTGCCTGTGCCGGGGTCGTTGAAACAAAACGCACGGCGGTGAGCCGTGAGGAAAGCCGCAGTCTCAATCTGGTGCGCCATTGGTTTGTAGCGGCCCGGCCAGTCGTAGCGCCGAGTGATTGGCATGGGGACATTCTTCACGCCGAGGTTCTTCAACACACGACATTCATCGAGACCCCAGTAGACGGCAACTTCGTAGATGCCGTTGTTCTCAGACACAACTTTGTGCTTGGGGATGATGCTGTACTTCTGTGGGTTACGCGTGCGCAACAGCAGCGCTTTGTCTTCAATGATCTGCAAAATAAAACTCCTTAGCCATAAGATAAACAAGGTGCGCTTCTTCAGGTGTGCTGAACACGCCTAGGTGCTGCTTCCCGTGCGCAGCATTTATTTGCGACGCCCACTTACCTGCACGAAACTCGTGCGCACCAACCCAACCACACGCATTGTTTTTGTTTGCGCCTGCACGGTTTCTAGCGTTTACTTGGCGCGGCACTACGCGCAAATTTACCCAACGGTTGTCGTGCCGCGTGCAGTTTTTATGGTCGACATCCTGCGTTGGCAAAAAGCCTGTCATGTAAAGAACCGCTAGACGATGTGCCGAATACTCGCGTCTGTCTATTTTTATCTTGACATAGCCGAGGCTAGAAAGCGTTCCAGCAAGACGCCCTTTACGTGCTGTTGTACGCCAGCGGAAGGTGCCCGTCAACGGGTCGTAATGCAGTTTGTTTTTAAGTTCTTTCTGTTCCATCTTCTCTTTCCAGTACGTAGTAGTTCTTGACTTCCAAAACATCAGGGCGTGTGTGCGTTTCTTGTCGGATTTGGTTTCTGTTCGCTAACTCCTGCCCCACATCCGCGATGTCATCGAAGCGATGGTTGTGCATATCCTGCAACGTCACCGCACGCCCGCCAAACTTAACGAGCCACAAGTTACGTAGCACTTCTGTCGGCACATCTTCAAGCCCTGTCTTGCGGCTGAGATTCATCTTGATTGAGGCATCGTCGTTGTTGCCAAAAATTCCTGTGGGATCGGCCCACCCAAAAGAAAATCTGCTCTTACTCATGCGTCCTCCTTGATGCGGTACCAACCACCGGCTTTCTCCAACTTACCGACAGCGTTAAGACGTGCCACTGCGTCTATCCAAAAATCTTCATCGAACTTCTCTACCCACGTGTCGCCGTACTTCGCGTTCCACAGTGTGACCAAGTTAGACATCGAAGATTGGTATGCCGGTTGCTCGTTCGGGTTGAACGGCTTCATTGCTCGCTGGTACAAGCCACCCGCAATCGCTTGCTGAGTGCCGATCATCGACTGTGCCAAGCCGTTTGTGTACTGCTGCGCCAGTTGGTCCTGATACGACTGCCCGATCAAACCCTGCGCTGCATTTGTTGCAGCGCCGATACCGGGACTGCCAAACACGTTGTTCAATAAACTCATTTGCTTCTCCTGTTATTCATTCTGGTTTTCTACAAACGTACCGCGCTCGATCTGTTAGGTAGTGCATTTCTATCTGCGCCATCTGTCTCAAGCGTTTGTATGCGATGAGAAAGAACTCGTCTTCCTCAATCGTTTCTAGGTCAACCCACTCGTTACCGAAACGTGTTACCCAAAGATCAATAAGCACAGAGATGGGCGCTTTGAAGGCGGCGTGCTCATTGAGTTCGATCATGTTGGTGTGTGCTTCTGGCCAACGATTAGGCTCTGTTCGCATCCCCGTGATGCTTGCGTGCATGTTGTGGGGCACCGATGTGTTCGCCGTTGTGAAAACGTGCGTAGCCACGTCACTTACCTTTGATGGTGTGGTCTGAGTTACGTGCATAGCTTCGATTCGCACTGGCTGACTTGACTCGCAAGTTAGAACGAACTGTCTTTCCGCCTTTGCTAAGAGCTGTCTTGTGGTCAACATCTTTGCCATCTCCTTTGTGTACTTTGCCTTCGCGCTCCATGATGGCGCGGGCTAGGTTGCGGGCAGCGCGTTTCTTTTTGACCTCGGGCTTCTGGTCATACGCTGGGTATGCTGGGCGGTCGGCTTTGTTTTTGTAGGGCATAGTGGGTCCTTAGTGTTTCTTGTTGAACTCGCATGTCTTCACAGGGCACCAACCGCATAGTGGCGTTTGGTTTGGATTCCATACGTTGTTGGTAAAGCTGGCTTCGAGTCGAGCGGTACGCTCGCGGTATTTCCACCAGACGGCATCAGCTTGCTCGCGCATCATCTGCATACGAACCATATCATTCTTGACCAAAAACAGCAACGCTGAGTTGACCTTGCGGATGTGCGGGAAGTAGATGAAGACCATGATCGACATAAGCATCAACTGCTCGCGGTCAGGGTACTTGTTGTTGCCTGTCTTGTAGTCCACCACCCACGCTGTCAGGTTGTCGTCATCAATGATGAGTAAGTCGGCAATCCCTC